CGAGCCTTCCGGATAACCTGACTGTCGGCGGGTGGCTTGACCTACGCGGCACGGGAATTACAAGTAAAGAAAGGGAAAAGGTTAAAAAACCGCAAAATATGGTTGAGTTCCAGTTGTCGGTGCAGGCAAAATTAAGTTGGCAAAACGGGCGTTACCGTATTTTTGACGGTATCTTTTGTGAAGTATTGCGCAAACTCAAGAATGCCTACAAGGTAAAAATCGGACTTGCAACAAAATACGTCGTAACTGACGGAGTGAACTATGCGCACGGCGACACAATAAAAGAGGCGCGCGCAGATTTGATGTATAAAATCAGCGACCGCGACACTTCACAATATGAAGATTTAAGTCTTGATTCTGTTGTTACGAAAGAAGAGGCAATCAAAATGTATCGGGCAATTACCGGCGCTTGTGAGGCTGGAACGAAACACTTTGTCGGCGGATTAAAAAAACTAAAGCCGCGTTACACAATCGCAGAAATCATAGAGCTGACCGAGGGGCAATTCGGCGCAACAGACTTTAAGAACTTTTTTGCGGAGGACAGCAATGAGTAACTTTACCTGCCCGACCTGCGGGCTTACAAACATAGATTGCGGCAAAGCCGGCTACAAGACTGCCCGCGAGATTGAGCTTGAGAAAAAGCTTGAGATTGCTGTTAAGGCTTTGAAAGAGTATGCGGACAAAAAAACGTGGGATTGCTGTTATAGAAACCAATGCGCGTATGTAGACGGATACATGGCACAGCAAGCGTTAAAGGAGATTGAGCAATGACGATTGATGATTTGGCAAAAGAATACGGCTGGGAACGATACGGAGATAGCTACATTTTCAAGACCCGCGATAATGATTTTATTATCGGCGATGACTTTAAGGTTTATATCGACTTTATCCAAAGAACCATAACTTTAAAGAAAATTTTATCGGACGCCAAAAAGAAACAACTTATAAAACTGTTTGGAGAAAAATACTAATGGCATATTTAGAAGAACTGCTGCCCGAGTTCAGAAAAGGGGCAAAAATTAGATGTTCAGATTGGGAAAAAGACAAGTATATTCAAAAAAAAGGTGGTTTAGTTGCTACTGATAATGATTTTCTTTGTAGTTTATCCGTAAGTGATATTTTTTCAAACCGATGGGAGCTACACCAAGACCCAGAGCCAGACTGGCAATATATCATTGACCACAAGTGCCTTTGCTTTTTTTGGGACAGTAAAGAATGTTCTACAAGAATTTCTTGTTTAAAGAATGTAAGACTCTACGATAACGATACTGTTCAATATATAGATACAAACGACACGTATTGGCTAAAGTGCCGCCCCGTCCGCAGAGATGAAGTAGCTTTTTACGAGGATAAGAAAGATGAACAAGATTAAATTGAAAAACTTAAAACAAGAATATGAGGGACGCTGCAAAATTATTCCTTGTTGCGATTTGCCTAAAATTGAGAGTAATTTTGACGATTTAAAAGACGATATTATTGACGCTTTCAAAGATCAGCGAATAATTTGTAATTGGTCGTTGAAAGACGGTGTTTTAGAAAAATATAAAGACAAGGATTTTGACAACGAAGATGAAGAAACTGAATATTTATGGTTGGAATTAATTTGTCAATGTATGAATGACGGTTTTTTAATTATTTACGAATCACCTGTTCCGCACAATATAAGAATGGAAAATGGGAAAGTTCAAAGTTATAGTTGTTCTTGGGGTTACACTCAAACTAATTATATCCATTTAAACGATATAACTCAACTGTCAGCCGTTTTATCCAATCTTGATGATGAATTAATTAGAAAAGAATACAAGGAAGAAAACGATGAGTAAAGCTTTAAAATGGATACCCGACAAAAAAGACTATATCCCGTATGATTTACCAGACGGGGCCTGTCTTTATACCGATAATATGGAACAAGAGATTGCCTGCTGCCAGTGCGGTAAAAAGGTTAAGTTTGGAGATTGCTATACCAGCCGGACAATCCATACAGAGCTTGGTCTTGGTTATGCAGAATGCGAAGATTGCTACTGTAAAGACCTCGGTTCTGACAGTTGGAAAAACACTTAGCCCTTTCCCCTGCGGCTTCTAATCACGCAGATAGGGCGGAACCCGGGGCGCAGGGGATAAAATGTTGGGTTCAGCCTATCCTCCCTGCCCTCCTTTTACAGCATTGTGCGGAGGCTTTTAAACCGTCCAGCCCGCAAGGGTTCAAGCTTTAGGCAAAGGGAGAAAAAGGAAGCGAATGGCGGTACCGCACAACATCGGGCGCAGATTTTGGCACATCAGGTTAAATTAAAACTACTGCGCCCGCCTTTTAAACTTGACTTTAAAGGATTTAAATTATGGAATTGATGACGAAAAACAAAGCACTTAAAAAATTAAGAAAAAAGGGAATAGGAAGAGTCCGGCTAAATCACCTTTTAGAAAGCGGGCAGCTCAAATGCGTGCCGGTCGGTTCTTCTTATCTAATCCCCGACTGGAGTCTTGAACAATGCCTAAAAAATACAATAAATCACCCGTCAAGCTTATTCTCCGGGGCAGCATCTACCACATCAAAATATCGGCAGTCGTCAACGGACAAAGAATATTCGTTCGCGAAAGTTCGCACACAACGGATAAAAGAGAAGCAGAGCAATACGCAAACAAACGCTTTGCGCAGCTCATGGAAGAAACTGAATTTAGAACCAATCCAAATAAATTAAAAGAATTTACCCTAAATCAGGCTTTCGGGTTATACTGGGAAGAAAAAGGCCAGTACCATGCCAAACCAGATGACACGTTCAACAAACTCGAAAATTTAACCAAATACTTTGATGAAAATACGCTGCTGTCAGAACTGACGACAGAAGGCATTTATAATTTTGTCCGGCTCAAACGGCAAGAAGGGAGAAAAACCGGCACCATAAACCGCTACATTGCCATTATCTCCGCTATCTTAAATTTATGCAAAAAGCACAAAATCGCAACCCCGGATATTTATGTGCGCGACTTTATTAAAAAAGAGCCGGTTGAACTTGTAAAATACTACAATAAAACTGACTTTGACAAAATATATGAACAGGCCGCCCCCCATTTTAAACCCATTATGCTTATGGCGCTGCATACCGGATTCCGTATGTCTACATTACTAAATCTTAAATGGTCGGATATTCAGGACGGCGTTATATTTTATCACGTCAAAGACAATACATACGAACACGGGCGCCCGAGAGCAAAAAAAATAACACCCAGTATGCAGGAAGTCTTAAACAGTATTCCCAAAGTCAGCACCTATATTTTTACCTATAACGGCGAAAGAATAAAATCGGTAAAGAAAGCATGGAAACGTGCCGTTGAACGTGCCGGTTTGCCTTATAAAAGCTTCCACAGCATCAGGCACACACACGGCACATGGCTGTACGCTTACACCAAAGACATAAAGCTCGTACAAAAATCTCTCGACCACAAAAACCAAGAAACCACCTTAAGATACGTCCACGCCGTCGACGATGGCCTCACGCAAATCTATGAACAGGCATTCAGCACAAAATTAACACAAAATCATCAAATCAATAAATAACTATTTGATTTTAATAAACCGGTTTACGCATTCGTAATGCGTGGGTCGGTGGTTCAAGTCCACTAAACGGCACCATCGTTGAGGGCTTGGTTTTTCTTGATTTGCTTTGTTTTTCGTCAGGACTCTTAAGCCCTCTCTTCTTGTCGTTTTGTGCTGTTTTTTGCCGATTCTTTTCGAACTTTTAGCACAAAATTAGCACAGTCATCTTTCCCGATTCTCTTTAACCAATAAAATCTGCATCCTGTCGCTTCGCACTTTCTTCAGCACCAGCTCTTTTATCCCCTCATTAGCCACACACCGGAGCTTAAAGTCGGGATAATCCTCACGCAGCCCTTTCACGAAATCAATAAACTTCTCCCGCGGCGCATAGCCAATCATCGGGCATTTTCCCGGCTTGTAACAGCCTATATACGCATCGGCATGAACAATATAAATTTCTTTCAAATCAACCTCCCAAATTTATTTTTAAAACTGCCCTTAAACCCATTGACTTATTAAACATTTCCCCTTATAATTATTAAACTTTTTTTGGACTATATGAACGAATCTCATTTTTTTCTTTACAAAATAGCAATATCGTGTATTATATAGGCATAAAAGAGGATGTTATGTGCATACAATTTACGTTAAATCCGAACAAAGCAATGCAGACCCTGCTTTGGATATTGACCCAAAAGCCGGACATAAATGTTTATAATATAAACAAAGTTATGTTTGATGCGGATTGTTACAGCTTAAATAATTTTGGACGTCCTATTTATGGTGAACAGTATGTTGCCATGAAGTTTGGCACAGTTCCAAGATTTATGTATGACTTAACAAAGGTAACAAAAAATATGCCTTTTTTCAAATCTTCCTTACATGGTTTAAGCACAAATGCTACCGTAGATATGAGTGTATTCTCTCCATCGGATTTAGAAGCACTCCAGCACGGAATAGATGAATATGCTGACCTGAATTTTGGAAATGTCTTAAATAAAAATCATGAACATCAAGCATGGAAAAATCGCGAGCAGGAATTATCCTATCAAAATGCTGTTAACATTCCATATGAAGATATGATTGACAATCCTGATGTCTTAGAAGATTTAAAAGACCTTGGCAATCTAACACAAAATATGGTATTCTAATGTTTGAAGTAGGCGATGTTCTTTATGTATATAATACGGCTGTAACACCACCTGAACACAAATATAGCGTATTTGTTTGTTTAAATCCTAATTTATTCCTACTAATAAACACAAAAAATAGAAAAATTTATAACTGCATTCCTGTAAAACAGGAACATAATCCTTATTTGAAATATGATAGCTTTATTTCATGCAACCGAACATTTCAATACACTCTTGATCAATTAAAAGAAACAAATAAAGTAGGCCGCCTGGATTTTGATACACTAAAGAGACTTTATTTGCACATAAAAGACAATGTCAATACCCTCCCGCCTATTGAAAAAAATATAATTCTCAAACAACTTAACGATTTCATTGAAGATAATTCCTAATACTTCGCCTTGTACATTTCCAGACACTTCGCCATATCCAAAAACGTCTTCATGTGCCGGTGGCACGTTATCGGCTCACGCGGTGCCTCGACATAAACATATTCAGTCCTGGCGCAGCCGCAAAGTAACAGTATCAGCAGGCAAAGGGCTGTCCCAATCAAAACCGCCCTTGTCCTTCTCTGCTTCTGCTGCCTCCTCAATCTCGCACAATCGCTTATCGGCTCGTAACGCCTTTTCATCTCGTTTCGCAATTTCCGCCTCCAAAAATGATGTTTTCCCCAACAGGGCGCTCTTTTCGCCCTGCAATGCCGCAATCTCCCTGCCCCGTTCGATATACAGGCTTACCGTGATATACAGCGCCAGCAGCAGCCCCGCCACAGTGTACGTTAATAGCTTCGTCATTCCCGCAGCCAAATCCCCTCTTTAATCAGCCTTGCAATCCGTTTCGCCCGCGCCGGGGTTTGCCGCGCGTAGTCCGAGTTCAGGCACTCTGCCGCCGCTTTATCCCACTTGCCCCAACGCATAGCCTCAAGCATTTTCTTAAAACCGCACAGCCCCTTAAAGCCAAGTTGAAAGCACATATCCAAAAGCGCATACTGCCGCTCCAAATCAAGCCTGGCATAAAAGTCTAGCCCCGCCAGTTCCTTTTTGCAGCGGTCGACATCGTTCCGAAGTAACATCAACGCGGCATTTTTGGTAATTCCGTGTTTCCAGTCGCCCACGGCTTTTAACTCCTCTTCGGTAAATGGGTTCGTGTCGATACACCGCCCGACGCCGATAGTCAGCTTCCCCGCCGTGCACCGATACGGCATGAGCCTACAGCCTTCGTGAAACTCCAGCCGCCGCATTTCCCAGTCTTCAGCCATACCTACCCCCTCTGATAATGTTCTTCAAGCAAAATCCCCAACTTAGCATTAAGCTCGGCTAGAAGCTTGCTGTTTTCCTCCAGCCTTTTGCCCACAACATCAAATCTGTTTATCGCTGCCGCAGATTCCCGCTCCAATACATCAACTTTCGCCTCAATCACCCCCTGCCATTTGCCGAACCGGATAAAGTTCATTGCTACCCCGGCAATCGCCGCAATGGCACACATTCCTTCCCAGCTCATCATAACGCCCCCCAAATTGCCGCCAATGCTCCGGGCGCATAAATTGCCGCCGCTACGCCGACCACACAGCCGCAGAGGATTAAAAAAAGGCAGATGATAAAAAGCTGCCTTCTTGTCAGTTTTTCTATAACTTTTTGTTTTATTTCCGTATCGCTCATTGTCATGCTCCCGTTACCGTCTTAAACTCATATTTTCCCGTTTCGTCCGTCGTCCCGGTGGCAAACCCGGTTACCGAATTGTCCGGGTAAAAATGGAACAAGTCCACCGGGTCGGCATAAATGGCATCGGAAGCGTTTGAAAGGTTGTATGCGTTCAGATAATTTCTGCTCGTGTAATAGCACATCGCTGCCTTGGTGCGGTCGGCTGTGATGTCAAACGTCATAAAGTATCCGTCCGCTTTGTCGGAGGGCGGCAATACGTCCGCGGCAATACTGGCAAAGGTTTTGCTCTCCTGATTAAACTGGTACGCCGCCCACATCTCCGCCGTTCCTATGTTCAAGACGCCTGTGGATGCGTTATAAAACATCCGCACCTTGACCGACGTCCACGGCAGCAAAATCCCCGGCGTATCGGCAACCAGCTGATAATTCTCATCAATTTTATAAACCGTCATCGTCGCGCCGGTATCTAAATCCAACTGTTCAATATGCACAAAAACATAGTCGCCGGGTTCGCATCCTGTCGCATATGCCACGTCTTCGATGTTCGTCGTAGTACCCAAAACCGCATTTGTCGCCAAGTCAAGAATATAAATCGTATCGGTGAACCAAATCAGAACTTTGTTACCCAACCGAATGATGCGCCCGCGCTGTGCACTGGAATTGCCTGTCCACCCTGCCCGGATATCGCACAGAACTTCCGTCCCGATGGTATCCGTCGCAAAATCGTATGTCGTCAAAACCAGCCGCTCGTTGATGCAGACCAGACACCGCCCCTCGCCGTTATACTGCCCGATGTAATATGCCGCCGGGTTGATGATGCCATGCGGATAAATCGACTGCGTATTGTAGGGCGAGTATCGAATAAGTTTTCCCTGCGCCGCTGAGCAGATGTTGCCGTCAATAAAGTCAATAAACCTTCCGCTAACGCTGGCAATATCAAGGTTTGTCGCCGCCCAAGCCTCGGTTTCCGGTGTATATGTCAGGCTGTATAGCCTGCTTGCGAAATAAGCGTAAACGTCGTTTCCCTGGCAAAAAGGGAAATACATCACGCTTCCAGAAGTCGAATTAATCAGCTTTTCCGCCGTAGCCGTCGTTTCCCGCTGGTGGCTGTTTAACAACGCCTTTGTCCCGCTTATAATCGCCCCGCCCGTATTATTTACCGCAAAAACCGTTTCGCCGCCGCCTCCGCCGGAAATTGCGGCAACTTTGGCTGCATAATCCCGGAAAGTGACATCATTGCCAACTTCCACTCCTTTGGCAATTATAGCCTGTTGGATATCTTTTTTTGTTTGCTCCAGATAATCCAATTTTTCAACCAACGTTCCCATCATACAACCTCCCCGTTAATTTCATTAACTATTGTCTCTATTTCCGTATTGTATTCATCATCATTGTAAGCGGATGTTCCCGCCTCAAACGGAACATATAAGACATTCGGATTGTTTGTAAATATGATTGAATCTCCGGTTGTAACCTTAATTTGTGCCAACATCGTCGAATTGTCTTTATTGTAGCCGTTACCATTGGCTGTGGCAATTAAAACATTATTGATATAAAGATTGATACTTCCGCCTACTGTATTTCCGGTTACAAAAACCCATCCCGGAGCAGCCGTAACAAAACCAGATGTGATTTTCTGCGCTTTGCTGTATTCCAGCTTACGGTCAATCTGGCGCTTTACCCATTTTGTGTATGCGATTTTGTATGAGCTGTCACTGTCGGCAATATCAAAAGAAAACGCCGATTGTCCTCCCGGAAAATAATTTGGAGCCCCTTTCTGGTAAAGCTCCGCCCAGCCAGTCATCGCCGTCGAACGCACAAATCGGATACCGGTGTCAAAAGTCTGCACGCCTGACCCGCTGGTCAACCCCCATGTCGTCGTTTGTCCGATGCTTTCGGAGCCTATCTCCAAATATGCTTTAGGCGTAATAGACGATAAGCTTCCTGTCAAAAAGCGCCCCCCGCTGCTTAATGTTATGCTTGTCGGCTGGAATAGGTTAACCGCGTTGGAATACAGCATAAGAGGCGCTGAACTTCCTAATGTAAAGCCCAGATACGGTACATTCCCGTTTATTCCGCCGGTTATTGCCGCATACTGCCCGTCAGATGCCCGAAAAGATATTGCATTCATATCGCCGGAACTGCCGGAGCCGGTTTGACGGCGTTTGTTTTCTAAAACCAACTTTTTGCCCAAAAGCGGATTTTCATCATCGCCGGAAATTACAACCGTATCGGCTTGCCCGTCATTGCCGGTAAACGTTTTGATGCCGGTTGCCGTCTCGTTTACATTGCCCGTAAGTTGCATAAACTTGCCAACCGTTGCGGCAGCAATCGCGGCATCAACATAAGCCTTGGTCGGAATAACTTCTTTCCACTGTGTACCGATGACAGATGAATCCGTGTTAAAGTTAAAGGTATTGTCGTCAATTGCCGATTCCAATAACATAACTTCGCCTACTGCCGATGTGTACCACAAACGCGCCCCTTTCGGATAACCGCCGATTTTGGCAGAAACGTCGGCGTTAAAGGTATAGCTGCCGCCGTTTTGTATATAAAAATAAAACTGGCTCAAAAGATAGCCGAGCCCGTTAAAGTCCTTGCCGTCCGGCGGCGTCCCTCCCGAAGATTTCGGCTGCATGGTTATCGGCGGAAATCCCTGCTCCAACGATGCCAGATAATTTCCGGTTGCGTCTTCGGCAATCTCGTTGCGTTCGCCGTTATAGGCAAAAGCCCCCGCCAAAACCTGCGGCAATTCAAAATCAGCTGCTTTCATCATCTACCCTTTCGTTAGCTGCCCGTTCCACAGTACGCCCTGATTAAACGGCTGAAATTCCGTTCCCTCAAAACCGAACGTCGAATCGGTAAACAAATTATAAATTGCGATGCCTACGCCGGCCGGACGCGGCAAAATATCCTTGTATAAAAACAAATATTCTTCCCAGGGCTCAAGCGCGAAGTCAAAAACGAAGATTTCATACTTCATATCAAGGCTGTCCTGGACATAGGCCGTTCCCCGGTCTTTAAACAAATCCTGCAAAAAACGGTTCATCTTATAGACGCTGCCGTCCCAAATCGTACCGAAAGCCCTGATTTTGATAATCTCCCTAAATTGGTCGTCGCTTAAAGAAAAGTTTTCCCCGTCTGCGCCGGCAAAAGTGCGGGTAACTTTCAGCATACGCCCCCAAATAAAGTCAAGAGCCTCGGGAATACAGGTGTTATAATCCAGAATTTCCGTAATAAAACGTTCGGATACGTCGCCGAGATAATTATCCCACACGGCGGCGCGCTTTATCATCAAATCGGAAACGTTGGTATAACCGTATTGTTTTTGCAGTATGTCTAACGCAACTTCCTTAAACATTAGCCCACCTTTTCAAATACGATTTCTTCTAAAACGCCGACATCATCAATCTGCATTTGCAGATAATCTACAAAATTCGGGCCATTCGCCACCTGTAGATTTAAGAGGTTCGCCTGGTTAAAACTGTCCAGCGCCTGCGACAAAACGACCGACGAAATAACTTGTCCGATTTGAAACGGATTATCGGCAATGTATTGCGTCAGGATATTTTTAATAATGTCTTCAACGTCTGCCGGAGTATAGCTGTTCTCGCTGTAAGTAACTTTAATTGTTATTGGCTTGAAAGTAGGGCGGCGAATTTTATAGTTATAAGTAAATTTAGCGACTTCGTCATAATATGAAATATCCGTATCGCCGTTAACCCCCGCGCCGACGGTTTTAAATTTAGCCATAATTTCTGCAATATCTGCATCTACGCCGCCTAAAACGCAAAGATAAACCGAATGGGGCGACAGAGTCTCGTCATCAATCATAATACTTTCATCGGTATAATTCTCTCGCCCCAAAACGCTCACAACGTCGGCCAATTGCGCCACATTGTCAATCAGCGCCCCCAAAATGGTCTTTGCCCTGATATTCAGCCAGTTAGCTGTAATCCTCTGCCGGAAAACGTTGTCATTTTCTTCTGGCGCGCCGACAATGCCGCCCAGTTCATTGGTAACGCTGTCCCAGCCGGAAATCGGCGTTACAATCGTTGTCAGCGTTCCTGCCGCACAATTTATCGCTCCGGCGCTTGTGGCCTGGAACTGGACAGAAATGCTCCCGCTCTGCGGTATCGTTACCTTATTTAAGGACACAAATTCGTTTTCGCCGTTTGAAACAACCACTCCGGCAGGGATAATCGTCCCGACTGCGCCCGTTACGGTTGCCGACACGACTGTTTTCAGACCGTTTTTGCGGTAGTAGCCGAAATAGGCCGCAGCAACATCCAAAGCTTTCCCTTTTGCCGTATAAACGGAAAATGAGTTGGCCATGGTTACAACCTCGTTCATTACCAAAGTCAGATTTTCCGTGTCGTTGAGGATAAGCTGACCCTGAACGGTGCTGTCTTCCAGATTCAAATCGCTGCCCAAAGCACCCTTATATGCCTCCTGAAAAGATTCTTTAATTCCCGATGTGTCAACGGTAATAACGCCGTCACTCGTTACGCTGAAAAGATTGTTCATAAACTGATATTCCCATAAATAGTTGAAATTTTCGCCGCTAAATTTAAAGCTCCGTCCTCATAAGTTAGCGCAAGGTTGTTTATCTGGGTTATCTCGTTGTTATCCATAATTCGCGAGCGGATTTGTTCGCGAATATAGTCGATGCCGCCCATTTTTCCCAAGATGGTACTGAAATAATCCGTTCCGGCAGCGGTGTCGTAAGGATTTTCCCCTTTGACAAAACCGATACGCGTCCTTGTATCCTGCGCACAAGCAGCAATACCGACAGCTATTGCCAGATTTCCCTGTATCAAAACCAGATTATTGTCTGCATCAATCTTTAAACTGTCCATATCCCCCTCACTTTGCTTTTACAATCGAACTCGCTGCCGTAATCGTACCGCTCCACGTCCCGGCAGAAGAACCGGATGTTACATTAACCTCCACGGCATCTCCCAATCTTGCAACACCCAGACCTCCCTCGCCGCCAAGATTAACCGCAGGAGAATTGACCGTTGCCGAAGTTTCGGCATTAACCTCGGCAGTTTTGCAGTTTATAACCAAAGTATCGCCGGTAATGTTGATTTGCCCGTCCTGCAGGTCTATCTGCGTTTGGCTGTTACGCAAAACCACTCCGGCTCCCGCCTGTTTGAACGTCAGTGGCAAAAATACTCCGTTCGCCCAGTCAAACTGCCGGTATGAACCGGCGGCAGCCGTTTCTTTCGTCTTTTTGTAAATAGATAAATCATACTTTGAAGCTAAAAGGAACCCGGCATCTCCGACACCCGGGGCTATCGTTATCTGGCAGTTGTTGCCGAAATGCTGGATTACGGGAATCGAATAAATCGTATCTTCTGCGCCAATCGCGAGCAGATTTCCCGATGTGTCTTCAACTTCTATCAACGGCGCGACATCTACAAAGCTGTTATCTTCATAAACTTTAATCACCTGAACCGGTTGCACGGTTGCCAGGTTCTTTGCCAGATAGTCTTTGATAATCGCATTTAAAAGCGCATATTCGCTGGAAATATCTGCTGGATTAAACTGGGGAATATTTTTCATTTGTACCATCCAAAATCCTTGCCGCGCAAAACCAGCTGTGTGTACCACTGCGTTCCCCGGGTCTTGCCGATATGCCGCAGGGTCTGCAACTGAAGTTTGGCTTGTTTGATTTGCGGAAATTTTAACGAATCAATAATAATTTGCTGCCCGGTTACCGGTTCGGTTGTCATGCGGACATTGACGTCAACCCCCAGAGGCGTCGGCTGCGGAACGCCGACAATATCCTTTGAGCCAAACGTCAAGGCCGGAATATTCTCGAGTGGAGCACTCGGTTCCTTGATATAAACGCGCCCGTTATGCATATAAATTTCCAGTCCCGTCTGGTCGGCAAGATTGCGAAGATTCTGAATTGCGGACTCATTTCTGAGCGCGTAATTGCTGACTTTCAAATCGTCGGAAATTTCCGAAACAAGAGGAAGCCCCAAATCGGAGGCAAAACTTGAGGCTATCTGATTAACCGAAACGTCCCCCTCAAACGTATAGCTTTTGGTTTCCGTTTGCTCTTCAAACATAGACATGGCTTTAATCGTAACTTTCCCGTCCGCCGTCTCCATATCCATGACGGAATCCATTGCCACCCCGTCAAAAATGCGCGCGTGGCGGTTATAATACCCGGCTTCAAGCACAATCCGCGCCTGTACCCAGTCCTTTAACCACGGTGTTGCCGATGTCGCCAAAAAAAACATCGTTTCTTTTTTCAGACCGCCGATAATTATATTGGCTTCGTTCAACGCCCCCGTCACCGCTGCCGAGGTGTTAAACTCAACATCCGCATCTTCAGTCAGTTGGGTCAAGAGCTGCTCCGGGCTGCTTTTCCGATAAATGGAGAGGCGTAAATACCGTTTCGGAATATCCCAGTTATTCTTCATTTTCTTTCAGATAAGGCAAATTTTCCCTGATTTCGTCTTTCTTAGCAAGCCATAGCCTTTTCAGTTCCTTTGCGCTCTTGTCTCCCCTTGCAAGGGCTTCCTCGTAGTCGTATTTGAGCGGGTCAGCCTCTTTAGCCATAAGGGTCGAACGCCGGCGTCTGATTTCCTCATTGGCTATCTTAAGCGCCTCTTCCGGTTTGGCAAGTTTAAACCCCGAAACTGGCAAATCCGCCAGGATAACGCCATCGGTATAATCCGCCTTTTTGACGGCGTGATAGCCGATTTCTTTATCGTACAGAATGCCGTAGCCATTTTCCTGCGCCCAAGTGTTAAACCTCTCCATCAAATTCTGAAAAGCTTTTGCACTATGTGTCGCACTCCCGTTAAGCAGGTTCTCGCGGCTCATAACAAAGCTTTCCCAGCGTTTGGGATTTTCGATGTATGTTTTCATATTTTCTCCTTACACCAGACTGTATTCCGTATCAAAAATAAGCAGGTATCTGTCATTAAACCCGCTGTAGACGGGGTCGGTATTGCCTAAAGTGTCATAAAAATACAAATTGCCGTTTAAGGCATTGTTCAACAAAAGCGGCATCTTGTCTATGCACCTGACGCCGTACCGCTGCGCCTCACCGTCAACCGTAATGTCGGCAATAAGACTGCCGTCTTTCATTGTCCGCAAGGTAATGCCGACAATCCGCCGATTTTCCGTTGCGTCGGTAATTGTTGCCGAAAGTTCCTGAACCGGAATTTGAATAAGGTTGATTGCCGTTTGCATTACATCCACCACCTTCCCAAATTAACATCGCGGGTTTCGACAATGCCCGCTTTCTGGGTATCGCTGTCGGCAACATTGCGCAGCATTGTTCCCTCTGCGGTCAAAAGCAACACCTCGGTAAAACTCATATCTACTTCAAGCATATTATAGTTACCCGGATTTTCATTAATCATAAAATCATTCATAGTAAAATTTTTTCTCAAGCCTGAATTGCGAGTTTGAATATCCAGCAAAATCATATTCCGGCACAACTCCGTGCACTGATTGTGAATAAGTTCCACAAGCGATGCCTTGTTAGTTATACCGTCAAGGTTATATTCGACATCGCCAAATCTAATCAGCGAATTGACAGAAACCACCCCTTTCAGCATCAGGTCATCAGGGTTGGAATATTTGTAGTCAGTGTAATAGGTGTTGTTTTCCAGCGGATATTTGGTGACTGTTGATGAACCGTGAAACTGGCATTCGTCTATCGTGTCAAATTCCAGCCAGAGTTTGTCGCTGTTGGACGACTTTATTCCGTAGGTATAATTGTTTAATCTTTGCCAGATATCATTTGCAATGCTCAAAATCATGAGACGCTCCCGCTTCTGTAGTTAAATGCGCCGCTGCGGTTGCCGCGCGTATTCTGATATAAGACGCTTTCCCGCTGTGTTGCCAGCTGTATCTGCCTCTCGCTCGGATTGTTAAAAGTATATGTACGGTTGTCGTAATAGGCCGTATTTTGATTTGGCTCGGAAAAATACGGCAGATAAGGGCGTCCTGTATCCATAGGGCCTGCGCCCCTTATGCCTTCCCCAAACCATTCAGCTCCCGGTTTTATATACTTTTTAAACCCGGTTTTTTCCAATAACCAATCCCCTAAAGCGTCAATCCTGTCGGATAACCGTCCCATCGCCTTATCATAAGTCAAAACATCATTGTCATCCGGCTCAGCCAGGCCAAAACCTGAAAGAATAAATTTTCCGCTTTTGGCAATGATGTCTAACAGGTCTTTCAGCGTTTCATACTTCTCAACCGTCTCGTCAAGCCTGTCCCAAAACGGCTGCCAATCGCCGGAATCGAGCGCTTCAACAAAGGCTTTGGTCAAATCGGCCAAATCTTTAAGCGCTTTTGCAAGCTCGGGATTTTTAGCCAGAAAATCATTAAAAGGCTTTTGCAGTTTACCCCAGTTGATATAAACCAACCCTGCGGTAATTCCCAGCAGGGCAAACGGGCGCAGCAACAAACCTATGGCAATGCGAAGCGAAAGCACAGCTGCTTTATAAGCTGCAAAAAGCTTAACCATATCGGCAATTTTATCGCGTGTCTCCGTGTCCCTCGCAAAATCGGCCAAAGTGTCAGAAAAACCCTTGATTGCCGGTGCCAGACCTTGCAACATTTCCAAACCGATGGAATTAAGCGCAACCTGGATTTTCCCGATATTTTGTTCAATTTCAACAAAATCCCTCTTCGTCTGTTCGGTCAGAAGCGTAAAGCTCCCGGCTTCGTTCCATTTTCCCATAAACTCGTCTGGGCCGGCACGAAGCATGCGAATTAGCGCATTGTTTTCATCTCCGCCCAAAGCATCAAGAACCATTTTCTGACCGTAATCAGTCAAAGCGTTAAAACGCGACCGGATAAGTTCTATCGCGCCCAGATAATCCTGACCGGCCAGATTTACCCCCAAACGGGCAGAAAGTTCCTTTAATTCCCCGGAAGATTCATTGATTAAAGTCTTTTGCAAATTTTGCAAACGGTCAACGGAAGATACGGCATCGTCCACTGTCCCCCCGAAAAGCTGAAACATATTGACAAACTGATGCAGCTTCTCAATCGGCATATTCCATAATTCTGCAAGATGGATAATCTGCTTCATTTCGTTATAAACTTCGGTCAGCCCCTTTATGCCGAGCGCGCCGGCGGTAATCGCCCCCAGTTTGGAGAGCAGGCTGTTAGCTATAGAATCACTGGCGCTTTCAAACTTTTTTGTAAGTTTGTCAAGCGACCGCTCGGCTTCCTTGGAATTGACGAAGAAATTTATAACGGCATCGGAAAACATTTATTTTGCCTTGTCTCTGGCGCGGTTATACGCCGCATATTCATTTTGAACCCGGACATATTGGGCGAGGTTGCACAAATACAGGTCGCCCAAATCTATACATGTTAAATCTGTTACGTTTATTTCGGGAGTGAGAATGTTGAAGATGAGGTTACTTTCTCCGAAATCGGCAAACGATACATCTTTTCTAGCACTGCGACGTACGGCCGGAATATTTCGGAGCTTTTCATAAAAACCATCTGATGTTCCAGAATTTTTATGCCCAGCTCAACCGGGGCAAGCGGGCTTTCAAAATACGAACCGGCGTTTTCAAGGCTCATTTCATCCACCGGAGTGTTGCCGCCTGTATCCATCAATGTCGCAAGCGGCAGCAAATCTTTCAGGCATTCCCTGATTGAACGGGATTTTTCGGCAATGCGCCGGTCAAGAAAATCCAACCCCTCCATAGCGTTAAACAGCCGGACGTTGAACTTCAGCGTCTTGTCCATGTCTTTGATTTCCACTTTGATAACTTTTTGCATTTAAGCCTCCTTTATAACGGCATTTGGATACGGTCGGCAAAAGACAGGCGGTAAACCTTGTTCCCCTGCCCGTCGTCCCGGGTTGCCGAATCGCCCGCGTCATATTCCTCAATCGTCCCGCCCGAATATACCGTCTTGACGCCGGTCGTATAGTTGGAAACGTTCATAACCATCGCATAATCAACAAGACGTCTGCCGTATTTGGCCTGCGTCGCGTCGCACAGGCTGTCCAGCGCCAGACGGGAATTGGAATTGGCCTGCAACGCAATCGTGCACGCATAAACAACCGGCTTTTGTACGACTTTCGCCTTGCCGTCCGCCCCTTTGCTTAAAGTCGCGGGCTGCGGACGTTCCCACTGTACGCCGTCCTCGGCAATGCCCTCAAGCTTCAAATACGCCAGAACCGGCAATGCGGTTAAAGAATATTCAAGGTTCTGAAAACCCGTTTTATTCGTTGAAATATCCTGATTTATCATTGTTACGCTCCATATAATGTATTGCTGATTCTGACCTTGTTAATCACGCCGCCGCATAGATAAGCCGCTTTGACCCGCGCCCGCCTGAGCTTGATGTCTTCATCGCTTAAATCCTCAATTTGGAAATAATAGCCGTTCTGTTCCACGGAATCCGCGGCGCCCGCCACGCCCATGGCTTGATAAATGCTGTTGCGGTCAGCTTCCGAAACCGTACCGTCCTGCGCAATCGTGCCGTTTGTCTTGCCTTTTTCGTACGAAGGCGCAATCATTGTACTCAGAAATTCCTTGGCGTCCGTTCCCTGAAGCTTTAATTTGTTCAAGGCGATGAAACCGTTCATAATCCGGGTCTGCGTGTCTTTTTCCAGCCACGATTCGTTAACCTGCACGTCTTCCGTGCCGAAATCGCCGGACATCAGCCCCATACCGTACAAAACCTGTTCCTGCGAACCGAACCCGACCGAATAGATATAAGAACCGTAAAGGCTGTCCAGCTCTTCGGCCAGCCCCAGATTGGTCTGCCCCTGCTGATAATCTACCACGGTTCCCAGTTTGGTTATCGGGGTATAGCCCGTTGCCGGCTGGAAATTGAAGTTGATTGTGCTATTGGCGGTTTCAAAATTAATCGTCGCGCATATTGCGCAATCAAGAATGTTGACGTTTTCCTGATTGAGGTCAACACAGGCGACATATCCCGTATATCCCTTTTCAATCAGAGCCTGCTGAACGGTTTTAAACGTTTCCTTGTCGGTAAAATTGAAGACCAGACGCACAAGGGAATAAATCGTCTGTTCCCCGAGGCTGCCCTGAAGCCACTGAACCGCTGCCTCTATATCGGCCTGCTCCAGCTTTTCCAGCGTCGTAATTGAATATCCCGACGAATTGGCGTTTAACAGCCGGTCGCAGAATTCGGCAAACGTCTCGGCGTCGGTTCCCTGCGACAATACCGCATTGTCAAGCCCCAGCATAGCGCTCAAATCCGTTCCGGTCGTCCCTGCGGTTACCGCGCCGACAACGTGCCCTTTCCCGGTTTCGCCCGCCGTAATGATAAAGCCGCCGGTTACCGAGCTGTACGTCACCGACGCATTACCAAACATCTCGCCGGCAGAAGAATTTGCGATAATTGCGTTACGGATGGTCGTAGCAACGTCCGAATAGCTGTTAGCTGCGCTCAAATCAACCACTACCAGAAATTCCGTACCGTCAAACGAAACGTTGAAACTTCCTTCGCTGACGGCTTTTAACGCGGAAAGCTCCGCTACAGACGACAATCCTTTGATAAACGGTGCCGCCGCTTCCTTATACCAGCGGGCGACGACCAGCTTGTCCGGGCTGGTTCCCGTCTTGCTCAAATAGCCGAAATACTTTTGCACTTCGGCATATTCGGGAATATTTTTGCCAAAATAAGCGCCAAAATCGGCAACGGCGGAACTTCCCGAAAATTCAAGATAGGCCGAACTTGTCGGAATAAGCGCGTTGTCCATGGCCAGCAGCATATGTTTTTTCTCCACCGTGAATGACGGAGACTGAACCGACGCTGAAATCGGTACAAACTTGGAAAAAGGTAAACTCATGGTCTTTATCCTCAAAAAAAATTAGTTAAAATTGTTTCCCCGGTTGATAATTTTGACGGTTGCGGTTTCTATGGCAGGCGACGCCGTCTCTATCGTGTCTACCGCAAAAACCTCCGCGTCAAAACTGTAACGCCGCATATAGGCTTTGTTTTCCTGCAAAAACGAGAGGTTGCGGATATCTCCCGTCTTTTTCAGGTCAACCAGCGCCCCGTGAGGCTTAACCAGATTAACCTGAAGAGTATGTTGAAACACTTCGGCATTGTAAAAGGCGTTCGGCCCGTAAAAATCAAACTGTATCCTGTAAACGCGCTCAATATCCTGGTAAAGCGTTACAACGCCCGTTTCACTGTCATAGCTTTTCTGCCGCTGCTGGCTCCACCCAATCGGCGAAACCGGCATAATGTTCATCGTGGCGAAATCAACGTCCGGCGGCGGCAGCGGAACGTCGTCATGATAAGGGTTGACAAACTGGAGCGCCGGCATCAGCCCCTGCAGATAATCGTATAGTTCATTTTCCCGCATCAACATACTCCATACGGTACGCGTAAGCCTCGCGCCAGCCGGCGTCATCCCAAGCTTCTTTGGCAACAATCCTGTATTTGTAACCGTTACAGACAAAAGTGTCCGAACCAAACTGGCGCAGCCGGTCAAGCTGTGTCGGCGTGCCGGTAATAAACACCTTGAAATACTGATATTCGGTCAGGTTAAAGCCTAACTCACGCAATTCCTGCAAAGAGGCCGGCTGTATCTTCCCGCGAACGGTAAAAGTTTCCGTCGTCGTTACGGGATCGCGGCTGTCAGGTTTCCATTCTACCGATGTATGGGTAAAAAGCAGCTGCTGCCAGTCATTAACGACGGTTAAAAAATCTCCGACCAGTTCGTGAAGATTAAGCGACATCCCCGCTCCATAAAAAAAGCCCCGTTTTCCCGGAGCTTGACTTTAAAAACAAATCTTATATAAAAGAAAAACCAGTTGCGCGAACAACTGGTTTTTTTCCACATAGGAAAGAAGTTGGACTATAACTTCCTACCTGATGATGGAAGTATAACATAAAAATAATAAAAGTCAAGACTTTTAATTTTTATGTGAAAGTCGGCTTCTTTCCCAACCGCCGCAAGGCTGAAAGGATAAGATGATGGACTTAATCAAAGTTTTAAGCATCTTAATTATTATACAATAGTTATGGTGGGGCGGCGGTTTCGGCTTCCGCCCTTTGATTTACCATGTCCCTCCCGCACCTGTAAAGCCTTGTGCAAAAGAAAGCGGCGCCGTCAAAAGGCTCATACCGAACTTGTTTTTGCCTTTCTTTTTCGCCATTTTTGCCATATAGTCAAGATAATCCGCCTGTGCTTCCATATTCTGCGCGGCCGATATGCCTTTATAGCGCAAATCAAGCGCATTTTGTTCCAATTGCGTCGCCTGCTGCCCCAAAACGCCTGCCGTCGTTGCGCTTCCCGCCATACCCTGTTCAACGGACGCCGCCTCGTTTAAAGCCATAAGCTGGCGGTTGGCCGCTCTGGTGCGGTCTTCGTTAATTGCCGTTTCAAGCCGCTTGCGGTAGGCATTCTGGCGCAGCAATGCCGCATTGTTGCTGTACTGCGACGCCTGAAAATCCCCTTCCTGCAAAGCGCCAAGTCCCGAAAGGATACCGCTCGCGGCGCTCATGCCGCCGATAATCATAGGTGCTGCCGACATTATTCCGTTCTCCCCCAAAGGTTAAAATCAATTCCGTTAAAATATTTTTTCATCGTTCCTTCGCACTCAAAACCCAGCATTCCGGCAAGGCGGTTAGCCGCGGCAAAGTCCGCCTGTGTTACCATCTCCACGCGCTGCGCCTCACCCTCTTGCAAAAAACCGTCTATAATCCTTTTCATCTGCTTAAACATTGCAACTGCTTTATACCCGCAGTCCACGCCGATAAGCGCCGACAGCCACACCCTTTGCCCGCTCTCAAAAAAAGGTCTGACAATCGCCAGAACCTTATCGCCGTCTGCAAAAACAATCGTATCTTCGTCATCAAACAAATGCCACTGTTGGCTGTCTTCATTCTTTTGTTCGGATTGTAATTTTATTTTTTCCAAATCTCCTTTTTGAAAATGTCTTATCATAGCCCGTTCCCCGAAACCGTCATGTGCGGCACAATCGCCAGAATATTCATCGGAAACACCGAATCATTGTAAATCAGAACCGTTGCGCCCTTCTCTTTAATGGTAGACGTATTAAAGCTCACGGGAATTTCTTTGTTTCCGGTATAAAGCGGGGCGCTGTCATTCATGGCGTCATCTGTCAGGCGGAGATAAATGTCTTGCAAATTCTCGAAATTTTTCCCGATTTTTCCGCCCAGCGTCCGCCACAACATCAGGGTAACATGGTCTATTCTCTGCACGTCGCCTATGCCGCTCCCGTTGTTTCCCGGAATATAAATCGTCTGGGGAATATACGCGCTTTCAATCGGCAGCCCGGCCATAACCCGGTTCGCCGTTGCACTGATGGCAATGCTTCCCCCGGAAACAATCTGCCGTTCGCACTCTGCCCCGTCTGCCATTATAACAACTTCTTTTCCCTCCAGATGTTCCAAACCGGTCAGCTTTGTCGCCGTGCTTCCCGTTTTTCTTTCCCAAGTCAGCGCGCCGTCGGCAAAAAAAGCATTCTCTTTCATATACTGCATTTCGGCTTTTTCTTTTTCGTCCAGATTGTGCATATTGCGTATTTCTTCGGGATACAGCGTAACAATCCCGTTGTCCATCCACTCTATGCTGCGAAGTTCTTTGTTTTGAACCGTCCGGCTAATCTCTACCCACAAATCCTCCTGCGTATTGTCAGGATTCGGAATGACCGCCAGACTTTTAACATCGCCGCCGAGATAATGCTGATGCATTGCAAAAACTTTTTGCTCGGCAAGAAAAGTCATCGCCGCCAACCGTCCGTCCTTCAGCGCAAACCAGACAATCTTGTCGGGATATTCCTGATATTCCATATCCACAATTCCCGACTGCAACAGATGCTTGCCGTAAATGGAAAGGTCAATCGGGTCGTAAGTATCGTTTTCGTAAGAATAAACAATGTCGCGGAAAGAATTGCCGCTTGCCGTAACAAACAAAATATGCGCCCCGACCTTAACCGGATTAATCCGCGCCGAACCGATTGACGAAATCTGTTTAATAACGACGTTATCCGGTGCCAGAGGACTGTTGGACGAAGCCACGTCAATATAAAATTCTCCCGTCCCCGTTCCGACAAACAAGACGTCTGAGGCACACAGCCATTTTCCGACATTGTACTGCGAACTCGTAACCGGAACCGTAAAGGCGTTTTCGGCCGTAACCTCGCCAAAGCTCTTGTCCGCAAAATTGTTGTAGTCGTCCGAACACGAATGACAGACTTTCGGAATGCCGTTATCGTCAACCATAAAGGCAAACCGCCCGCGGAAAAAAGCGCCGGCCATCGGGTATTTTCCCGGATGCAAAAGCCCCAGCTCCCAATAAACGGTCGGATTGCTGACAACTTCGTCCGGCATCCGCGACAGCACTTCCGCCGTCGCATTTTTGGCGTCTTGCACCGATTTAATGCGCGCGACCCCGTAACCTGCATGCAGGTATGTCCACTGCACCGAACCATCGGTTCTGGTTCCCTCTGTATGGTTCGGCGGATTATCTCCGGTTTTTGTCCCTTCAACCACGCCGACCGCCTCATAGTACTTATTGTCGGAAATGCGTATTTCTCCGTCTTTGACTTCCGTTTTGGAAGTCCAGTGCCGTGTGTTGGAATCATACACAGTCAGACGCACCAGCCTGCCCACATCGGTAGCAGAAAAAACATCCCCGCCCGCCGTCAGGGTAATTTCTCCGGTTTCGCCGCTGGCTTTAATTCCGATTTCGCTTGTATTGACCGGATCCCACGGGCCGTCTTTTAGGGTAAAGTCCCCCAAAATCCACAAATTAAATGCCATTCGCATTAAAGTCTTAATCGGATGGTTGGGGTGGAAAATATAAACATAGTCGCCGCCCTGAATGGTTTTTATATCGTCAACCTCATCGTTAAGATACGGCGATTCGATTTCAAACACATCGCCGGAATCCCGCAGCAAAAGACCGTGGTTGGCATAAAAACGTATATATTTATGCCCGAACTCTATAACATAGCTGACATTTCTGCTGATAATGCTTTTCTTTAAAACCGACATTATCCCTCCAGTGTAAGGATTAAAATTCCGTTTGTGCCGTCTTGATAAGACTCGATGTCTTCCGTTCTGTTTCCCGACCCCCAGCCGTGTCCGCCGTAGCCCGAGGCGCCGGCTTTTCCCGAACCGCCGGTGTTCCAGTTATAATCGCCGTTAATTCCGTTGGAGGCAAAAACTTCGGTTTCCAAATATGTTTCGTCAATTTCATAAGTTCCGGCTTTTCCGCCGTAAAATCCGTCCCCGTTCACAAAATAGGCGCCCCCGCCGCCATTGGTTTTAACGATATAATCGTCGCCTAATTTCAGATAGGTGTCGCCCCCGGGTTCTGCGTTTTCTTCATATTCCCCCGTCCAGTTTCTTCCGTTTTTGCCGAGGCCTCCGGCATATTCATAAATTCCGGCAGGCAGGTTAAATACTGCTTCAACAGCCGCCGCGCTTGCGCCGGGATAATTCAGAATTCTCATCGTATAATAAGCGCCGCCCCCGCCGCCGACCGCCTTTATCCGCCATTTTCCGGCAGGAAGATAGATTGTGCCGGAAGTTTCTGCCGCAATGTTCAGACCGTCCCCGTTAAAAGGAACCATCATCAGACGGCCGGAATTATATACCAGATAATATGTTTCATCCTCGTAGATATAGATTGTACCGCTGCCGCTTACTCCCTCGTAAACGGCCACCCAGTTTATCGCCTGCCCGTCTTTGACCGTAATTGTCGTACGCTCAACCGAATTTAAAAGCAAAACCGCCTCATCAGAAAACTTAACGACTGTCAGCGTAACGTCTTTTTCCCCGATTTCCCTCAGAGTGATTGTCCGGCTTGCCGTATCGGATGACGCAGTAAAAATCTCCGCATATTTTTCATATCCCGGACAGGTAATTTCCAGATTGACGCTGCTGCCATCGTCAACAATAACGCCTTGGCTCAAAAACTGCGGGATATTTCCCGGAAACATCTCCACATATTTCAGTTCGCATATTTGTCCGTTGATTTTAAGCGTAGGCGGGTTTTCTTCCGTTGTCCCAAGAATTTTGATATTAAGGGTTATCTGCCCGAGCTGCTTTCGCAGTGCGACAAAATGCGTTCCGCCTCTGCGTTTAAGGCTGCCTTCCACCAACGGAATAAAGTTTTTGCAGAGTTTCGCCGAATAATTATATTTGTCCCAGTCGGTTCTTCCCTCTAACTGGGGAGAAATCTCTCCCCCGTTAAACTGTGTCAATGCCGGTTTTACTGCCATCACCAAGCCTCCCTTATCATTACCCAAGAATTTTCACCTAACGCCTGCGTATCCTGTATAATGTCATTATGCTGCATCGCCGAACTTATCGCCTGAACAAACTGGCTCTCAAGCAGTTGATATAAATTCAAATTCCTGTGTATTTTAACGGTTAGCTCTATTGCCAGCCTTGCGACCATAGCTTCTTTAAACAACGGCGGATATTTTGTGGCATCGTCAATATCCGCCACATAAGCCAGCGGCAGCGGATTAAAGTCGCACTCAATCTTGTCGCCCAAAATAACATACCTTTCGCCCGAAGACATTTTCAAATCGCGCAAGTCCGGGAATTTATAAAAATCTCCGACATTTAACACCGTAATCAAATCAGCCGGAAGCTGAAATCTGTATTGCCTGTTCGTTTCCGTTTTCTCGTCAAGCGGCGCCAGTTCCGCCGTTTTAACGGCAAACCGCCAGACATACATCGAAAGGAGGCTTCTCCTGACATCATCATAAATAAGGTTAAAATTCCTGCCGTGAGGTAATTCATTTTGCGAACTAATCGGGTTTTCGCCCAGTTTCAGCAACGCCCTGTTTATAATTTCCGTATTCAAAGCCTCTCTCCTGTTTTATAACAAAATTAAAAACCGCCGTCAGGCAGCTTTTTTATCTCGGCAGATATTCCGGAGTTACCCTTGCGTTTGTAGTTTCGCCGGGTGTTTCGTTGCTTTCGCCGGTTCCGAGAAGTTTCGCCGTAACAAATGTCTTGACGTCTTTAGGCAATGCAAATGAAGCCACAACATCGCCGGCCTTGACATTGGAAGCGGCTTTGCTGACAAATGTTACACATTCCTCCGTAACATCGTCCGGATCATCTCCCTGCAACACCTGTACTGTCGTTGCCTTAAAAGTTTCGGCATCGGCAATGGCAACAAGGTCAATTGCCAGCGCCCCCATTGTCCCACCGACGTTTACAACGCCCGGCGTATTGGCGTAGTTTAAGTCTTCGTCATAGACTTTAAGCGTTTTTTTATACATCAATTTTCTCCTAAACGTATTATAATATTATTGCTGTCGTTAATTACAGAGTAACGTGAGGTTCCGTTCCGTCTTCGAAGTTATAAGACGTGAAAATCTTTACCTTATTCCAGGTGTCAAACGTACGGTTGTAATCCCTGTCGGTTACATTTGTCTGCAAAACGGAAGCCTTATACTTGTTCAAGAAAGACAGCATCCGCGGATGGCACATAATAAACGCGCGCGACCCGGTATCCGCTCTTGCCGAAAGAATCATGTCATCAATCATTTCCTCCGTCGGAAGATGGTCTTTGTCAATATTGACAATCGCCGCAACACCGTCCTTGTTGGCAAGCTGATACCCCAAATACCCTTTCAGGCGCATGCCGTAAACCAAAACGCCTTTTTCATTCTTATACAATGCCCCGTCATTAATCGCTTTAATGTCAAGCAGTGTCTTTGAACCTAGACCACGGGCATTGTATAAGCCGATGTTTTCGCCGGGAATTTCGCGAAATGCAATCATGGAAAAGCCGGTTCCGGTACCTCCGGCATCTTCAACTTTTCCCTTATCAATCGCAAACTGGCGAATATTATTGTAAATAATATTTTTCTCGGTCTGCATACCGGCCTGTTTTAAAATCAAAGGAATTTTTTTGCCAAAATACTCGTCCTTGCCGATAGCAACGATGGTGTCTTCCCCTGCTTCCAACTCGGCACCGGTAATCTGCAAATCTACTTTTTTCAATTCGCTGTCAACCGTTGCCTTTGGCAAGGGGGCATTCATATCCACCGTTGCCACATTTCCGATATGCGTAACCTCTTCATAAGCGTTCCACATTCCATGGCTTGCCGGTTCAAACCTAAGCAAGTCAAGAATCTGCGTATCTTCAAGAAGAGTATTGACCATATGTTCCTGTTTCTTTGCCAAACCGATGGCAATTTCTTTTAATGTGCCGCTAATATATTCTTCAGCCATTGTCTTTTCCTTTCATAATTTCATGTGCTATGCTAAAAAAGCTGACCTTATCCTCATGTACGCCCTTTTTCCCTGCCGGGATGTTGTCTTCCGAAATTGCCTCGCCCAGACGCTTCATCGCCTCCATGTATTTTTTCGGCGCAATCGTCATCCTGACGGCGGCAAGGTCTTCGTCATCCAACCCTAAAAGCTTGGCTCCCCTGTTCATGAGTTCCGTATTTTTTTCGGCGTCGTCGCCCCACTCGGCAATAACGCTTTCTTCCTGTTTTTTGTTTTCGGCATCAATTAAAGCGTCCGCAGCCTTCTGCTTTTCCTGCATCAGTTTGTCAAAACCGGCAACCAGCGCTTTGGCCTGTTTTGAGGTCTGATTGGTTTCAAACATAAGTTTCTGAATTTCCGCCTTATCGTTGTCATTAACGCCGATGTCGTACTTGTCGGCTGTTTCCGGTCGTCCAAGTCTGACATAAAGTTTGTCCCAGGCTTCCTTGTCTTCGCCCTTTGGAATAGAGATTTTTTTACTCTCCATGTTTTCAAGTTCGCGATAGGATTTCAAAAGGTCTTTGGGGGCTTTCCAGCCCTTGTCATCGACGTATTTTGTTTCCTCTTCGGAAAATCCCTCCCAAGCGGATTGTGAAGATTTGTTTTCCTGTTCATTGTGAGGCGTATTTGAGTTATCGGGATTCGCCTCATTTCCCGGCTCATTAAAATCTGTCATTGTGAAAATCCTTATATATTGGTGTTTTCTTCCGTAATTTGAAATTCATCCATCTGCTGCTGCCGTACCGAAAGCAGATTAAATATCTGAATTTCATTCATCGCCAGATGCTTGACAATCAAATCAAACCCCCTGCGCCGCCCCAAGAGAAAAGCCGCCGCCCCGGAGTCGAAACGCCGGTTTGCGTCAAAAAACAGGGGAGCGCCGTAATTCTCCATCTCCCCCCTTGCGTTGCACTCGTCCCTAAGGTAAGCAAGGACAATTTCCGCTTCCGGCTTCAGCCGGCCTTCCTGCAAAAATAAATCCCTGAAAGCCTTTGTTATGCGATACTCGTTTTTTAAATTTTTTCTGAAAGCCAAAATCTTTTCTCCTTAATATCCGAATCCTGTCCCTTTAAGATTTTTCATCGACTTGGTAATGACCTCGCTGGCGCCAAGCAAATTCTGTGCCGCCTGTGCCTGCGCCCTTTGCTGTCCGAGTTCCTGAACCTCTGTTCTCGACCTTATTGCTGCCATGTCGACATCGTAGTAGTCGGCAATTTGCCGTAATGCTTCGGGGAAATTCAAAATATCAAGAGAACTCGGGTCGGCCTGCGCCATCGTCATTGTCGCTTCAATCGTCTTATAAAGGCCTACAATCCGCGACGATTCCTGCATATGCACTGCCGGATTTTCAAACTCTATCGCAATAGAACCGTTCTCCATAAGCTCGTCCGGCACATCGTCCAGCATACCGTACATACCCAGAATATCCAATTCGCGCTCAATGTTCCCCGACAGCCATTCCGCCGCGATGCGTTCGCACATCGGCGCCAGCAGCATGGATTTTTCCATCTCGCGCTTTTCCACCTCAGTCGCCGTCATCTGCTTGGTCTGCGTCAGCGACTGGAACAGCGGTACCAGAAACGCGCGTTCAATCGCCGCCCGCACTTCGCGCTGCATCTCCACCGTAATGGACAGGTTGTTGCCGTATTGCATTGAAACCGCCGCCGGTTTGCCCTGGCTGTCCAGCCCGCCGCGGATAACCGCTCCCGCCGAACCGAGCTTATTGGCATCAATCAGCCCCATGCTCGTCAAAATCGGCGGATTTGCCTGCAGCTGCCCGGTGCGTAAAATGGTTTTGCCCATCTCATTGGCAGTCAGCATGTCATAAAACGCCTGCAAAGCCGGACTGTCGCCGTACGAGCTTCCCGCAATCCCCAGAAAACGCGGCGCCATATACGGACAGGTACGATAGCCGCCGGTACGGATAATACGTTCCGCAGCCATGTCCAGATGCACGCTCGCATATCTCATTCCGCCGAAATCTTCTTCTTCCGCCTGCCAGTCGTCGCGCTCGTATACCGCATGCAGGAATTTGAACATTCTCTCCGGCGTATTTTCTGCCGCCTGCCGGATTTCCCCGCGCAGTGAGTCGCCGAACTTGCTTACGGCCTCTGCCGCCGTCAGTTCGTATTCGCGAAACACCGCCGCCAGCCTGCCGCAATCGTCGCGCTTGATATAGGCTTCCTTAACCGGGATGGTGCGGTAAACGATGCCGCGGCCGATATCGTCGTCAACCATCCACAACGCGTGCCCGTAGATGCCGAGCTGATTAAACAAAAGGTCGCTCTCCGCCGCAAAATTAGATGCCGCCGCATAGCGCATCCGGAACAAAAGGTCCGTCGCCCGTTCCAGATATTTTTTGACCGCCGCGTTGTCGTCCAGCTTCGGATTGACCGGTTTCAACCGGTGCCAGCGCGTTGTCGTCGGCACAATCACCGATTTCATGCTCGAGGCAAAACAAGACAGCGCGTTACGCCCGGTCGTGTCAAACACCGCCTGCCTGACCCGCCCGCGCTCGTCGGTCGCAAACAGCTCGGAATCAACCGAACACATTTCCGCCGCTTTGTTCCACATCGGCTCCCATTTG